AGAGTCAGTGAATATTCACCGTTTAGCACCTCTGTGATTTTACATTCGGTAGGACATAAAATCCTTATACCGTTATGGCTAAAATCAGTTTCATCAGATTTGTAAACGGAAATGTATTCATACTGTTTCATTACAGCCACCTCGTATTGGGGGTAACGTCAAAAACAAGAAGCTTCTGCTCCGTATGCTTATACTGTCTTACTGTGCCGTCCGGCATTGTATGCTCCCATGTGTATTCGGGCATTAACCTAAATTTGACGGTATTTTCTCCCGGTTCTAACATGGGGAATTTACCGCTTGTCATTTCACAGCAGACTTTTCTTACTCCGTTTTCTAGCTTGTATGCCAATCTAAGAGATGTATTAATAAACATTGCGGCTTCGGGACTGAGATAATGATATATAGGCGTTCCGTTTCCTGACGGAGTGTAAGTATCGGTATATTCGCCGTGTGTTCGTCCCAGTTCTCCATTGACAATAACACTGTTTGTTTCCATATCCTTTTCTGCGGATACCGCTTCTCCTATTACTCCTGAATTTGCTTTTGACTGTTCTGTTCCGCTTTCAATTATCAGCGGATCGCCGCCGTTTACGGTTATTTCAATACGCCCTGCCCAGCGGAAGAAATACAATGGCTCGCAGGAATACGAGCCGCCCACCGTTACCTTTATCGTTTTTTCCGGTTGACTGTCTTTTATATCCGTGAATATGTGAGATAGTGTATCATTTTTTATAGAATACGCAAAAGGTGAACATATAAAGCGTATCACAAATCTTCTTAGTTCATCAGAAATGCGTACAGCAGATATCACATCATTTGAAATGACGTTGTAATATTTGTCGGGTTCATCACTGTAAACAAGCTTGCCATTACCTTTTAGCCATTGAAAAATATCCCTTGTTTTTGATATGTCAGTAATCATAACCTCAAATTCAAGTTCAGTATTTTCGTATTCTTCAATTGATCTGGTTAATTGTTCGGGTCTGCCGGGTATAGTTATTGATTCCACAGTATTGCCCCCTCGTGACGGAGGAGGCATTTCAATAATTTTTAATCCATATGTATCACTTGATATTCCGTTAAAAGTGAAAGTAGCCATAATTAATCACCGCCTATGGACATAATATCTTTTTTATCTTGTCTGCTTAACTCTTCTGAAATACGAATTATATCAATATCACTGCGTACTGTAAAATAATTCTTATGTTCGATTTTAACATCTGTATGATTATTAATGTTACTGCTGTTTGTCAAAGATTCAGGAGAATATGCGCCATTGGCAATATCAAACAAACGCTTCTGCTGTGCGGCAGTAAGTACCATTTCACCGTCCATTGCCATAATAGGGGATTCATATTTTCCTTTAAAATCAATAATACCGCCCGTATGGAAACGGGGGAGGGAAACCTCCCCGATAGTCGGAATTTGACCAATGGGGTCTCCGGGAATTTTATCAGTGATTTTATTTACGCCGTTAATTAAACTGTTTATAACGCCGATAGCGCCGTTTATAACATTTTCGGCAATGGTAGGTATCAGATTAAAACAGCTTTTAAAAATATTTACTATGTTATCCCAAGCGGCTGACCAGTCTCCGGTAAATACATTTTTTATAAAATCTATAATATTTTTGAATACTGTTATAACATGTTCGACAATAGGCTTTACTATATTTAATGCGGTTTGAAGTCTGTCCTGAAACATATCGGCAAGATAAGCAATTACAGGGGACAACATGTCTACAACGTCCGCAACTCCTTCAAACAGGCTTTTAAGACTTGGCAGTAAGCTGCTTATAAAATCAATTATCGGTACTGCCAGCGCATTAAAAACGTCAACCAGGGGTGGAATAAGATTATTTATCAATTCCATAATCGGCGGCATTAGTTCCTTAAACAGGTCAACCACCAACGGCAGAATTTCATCTTTGAACAGGTCAAATACAGGCTGCAGACTTTCAAAAGCTTCTTTAAGCGCCGGAAGTATTTCTTCTGTCATAAGCGGCATTAAATCATCACTCATAAGCTGTGAAAATCCGTCTATAATACCGGGCAATGCTTCGCTTGCAAGTTGTAATACAGGTTCTAAAAATGTTTCAAATGCCTCTATAACGTCCGGTAAAACTTCTTGTATAACCGGCAGAACTTCTTCAATAAGTTCAGTCAGTACAGGTATCAGAGCTTCACCTAACGGCAGCGCAAGCATTTCAACAGAACGCTTTAATCCTTCAAGCATTGAACCTAAATCGTCATATTTTACATCTTGAATTTCCTCAAGAGCATTGCCTGTTGAATATGCACCGTCTTCGATATCGCCTAGTTGTGCTATAACGTCAGGACCTAAATCTTCCCACATGGTACCAAAAAGGGCAACCCCTGCGGCATCTCTTTCAAGAGGGTCTTCTATACTGGATAATGCCTTAACTGTTTCGCTGAAAGCTTTTTTTGCACTTTCGCCGCCCTTTCCGAATTCATCAGCCATTTTATCAGCGCTTAAACCACAGGCTTCAAATCCCTGTTTAGTACTGTCAGAACCGTCTATTGCACGTATGGAAAATTCTTTGACTGCATCGCCGACCTTGTCAAGATTCCATGCGCCGCTGTCTGCGCCTTTTTGGAAAATATTAAACATATCATCGGCAGTAAAGCCAAGCTTGCCGAACTGAACAGAATATTCGTTGATACTGTCTATGAGTTCTCCGGAATAATCAAGGTTATTCTGCGCACCGGAGGCGATCAATTCAAATGCTTCTTCCCCTGAAACTCCGAAATTGTCCATCATAGCTTTTGCAGCTCTAGTGGATTCGGTTATATCATAATCGAATGTATCTCTTAAAGCAAAAGCTGCTTCTGTTGTGCTTTGTAAGTTTTCGGCAGACATATCGCCGAGGTTTTTATTAACAAGAGCCATACTGTCAGCTATGTCCTGAAAATCCTCGCCGTAATTGTTAGCATAGATTTTTTCAAGAACATCTTGATAGTATTCAGCCGAATCCGCTGCATGACCTGTAGTTGCCATGAATTGATTCATAGCCGAATCCATATCGTTAGCCAGATTTACACCATACCCTCCTGCGGCTATGGCAGCGCCGCCTACAACGGCAAATCCTCCGGCGATTGCTTTTCCGCCTGCTTTAGCAATATCGGCAAGTTTATTTCCGCCTTTTTTCGCTTCGTCCTGTGCCGAAAGCATATCCTCTCTTAACTTATCTAAGCTCGCCCTGACTTCGTATAAAATTTCGCCGTCAGCCATATATAGTGATCACCTGCCTTTATGTTTTTGCTCTTGTTATTAACGTTTCCGCAAGGCGTTTCAAGCCCTCCTGAAAATTACGTTCTCGTTCTTCCTGCGATATCTCAAGAGCGTAATAAGCTTTAAGTTCCATAAGCGAATGAATATACTCCTGATTATGCTTGTCAGGCTTGGGGAGAGATCTTGCACGTATGGACATAACTTCCCGTATTTTTGTTTTTTCAGAAAGTCCCTGAAAAAGAGAAATAAACTTTTGCCAGTGTAATTTTCCTTGTTGTTCTATAAGGTCGATACCGTAATCCATAAGAAAAGAGCTGTAGATATAAGAAGAATCCTGCTTAAAATCTACAACTCTTAACTGATTTCTACTTGACTGTCTTTGAAAAGTTTCAATCTGCTCCTTGAAAATTATGTCAAGTACCTTGAAATCCGGTATTTTGCTGCCCTTTACAAGTAAGGCAAGGGCAAACTGTGCTTTTTCCTGCTCCAGAAGAATACCGTCCTTAAAAATGTCGTACATCTTAAGAACGGTATCGAACGAAATGTTAAGTTTTATTTTTCTGCCGTTGTATATTACAAAATTTGTTAACGGTTTTGCAATATCAATCATTTTAATCCTAGCTTTCTGCGCTGTTTTCTGGAGAAAGTGTTGTTATTGGCTATAAGTTGTTTTTTCTGACGGACGCTTTTTTCTATGCTCGGTACTACAACATCATAAATAAATGGCATTGTCTGGAACAGAAGGTCAATATATCTGTTGTCAAAATATTTAATAAGCTTTTGCGTATTTTCATCACCGAAAATAAGTCTTATAAATTCAATAATAGCTTTACCGTATGTTTCAAGCATTTCATCCGTTTGCTTTTCCTTGGCGGCTTTTTCAGCGTTTATAACCGCAATCTGAGCCTTTCGGAAATCTCCTGCAATTCTTTCAACGTCAATGTCTAATTCTACAGTCAATTCCACTTCGCCGTTTTCACCGAGGAATTCTACGTCCTCGGTAATACGGTTTGTTTTTTTTATCTGATAAGCCATAATTATTCCTTTCTGTTATTCTGTTATATCTTCCTTGGCTGTATATGTCGGTTCGCCATTAAAATGTATTTCAACTGAAATAGCGGTAGGCTGATTTGCCGCACCCCCTGAGCGTGTTATTTTAGCAAGAGTTGCCGAGCATTCAACCATATCGCCTTCGGGAAGAATCATTCTGAAAGCTGTTTCTCGTGCCTTTCCAAAACCGTACATTACTTCGTCACTAAAAATATAGTCCTGCGCCTTATCTCCTTTAACTCGTACGCCTGTAAGGGTTACTATCATTTGTCCGCCCGTAACATAAGAAGAACCCCAGCCTTTATCAGAAATAAATCCCGACTGATAAAGTACTTCGTTCAAAGATTCGGTAATATTATCGAATCCGACTGCTAACGGAGCATAATTTTCTGTTGCTCCGCCGCCGGGACTGCCGCTGAATCCTGTCCTTACCATAAGCTGATATTCATAATTGAGTGACAAGTCAGCCGCATTTACAGAACCGTTTGTATTCATTTAAATCCCTCCATATTATAAAAATTGACGGTCAGAATGCAGGAATAAATCCACATAATGCCGTCTGAGTTTTTTTCCTGCCCAACATAATTGGGACAGGTTGAAATTTCAATTAATTTTATCTGCCATTTTTCGCCGCTTGGCAGATTAAGCGTTCTGCATTTATTACATGCAGTATTAAGCGATTCGAGAGTAGTTTTCTGTGATTTACCTTTTGATAAAATGAGCACCGACATCTGATCATAGCTTTCCCCGTTAAAAAATCTTCTGGGAGTTGATGACGGGGCGAGCTCCATTACAGTACCGCCCTTTTCGGGAATCTGTCCTATAGGAATATTTAAAAATTTTGAAACTGCCTGCAATACTTGTGTCTGCACTTCCATTTACCGCCCTCCTTTGAATACTTTGTCATATATAGCCAGCCAGTCCTCTTTGTGTTCAGAGCCGGCTTTGTGCGCCCACATTTTCTGGGCGTTGGGATTCTTATCTTTACAAGCTGAATCAAGGTAATATTGCTTTTTGGCATAAGGCGTTTTCCATATAAGCGCACCGTTTTCTAAATCACTATGCATAATACTGCTGCTGATAAGTCCGTCCTGATCTTGCTTGCAATAATAATTGCAATCTTTAAGAGCTTGTTGAGACATAGCGTACTGAGCCTTTTTATGCAGTTTTAAAAAACGATCTTCAATTCCTTTTGTATTCAGAGTAACCTTAACATCTGCCATTATATCAGCCCCAATTCATAATGATGCAGCTTATTGTCGTCATACAGCGGTTCAATAGTTTCGATAATGTGTTCAGTGCCGTTCCATATGACCTTCTGTCCCTGACTGAAAATCTGATTTTTAGGACGGCTGTTTTTACAGTCATAAAAAAGAACAGCCGACAATGATACTTGTCGGTTGTCTTTAGCTGTGACAAGTCTTGAACAAGGCTCTATACGGATTTTTTTAAGCTTTGTCATATCGGTAATTTTCTCGTCCTGCCACGTATTATTTATACCTACAGTTTTTAATTCAGCCGTATGTATCAGCAGTCTTTTGGGTATAGGTCTCATAATACCATCACACCTCTGTAAAGCAATCCTGTAGGTGCAAGATATCCCTGCGCCAAAGGGCACAAAGTAACTGAGCCGTTATTTTTATTGCCGGAGGTATCAGTTGAATAGCTGAATTTACCCAAGGAAACAGAATTATATGAATTATCTGTCAGACTGTCAATACCGCCGTTATTGTCTATGTAATCGGCATGGGCGCAAACTGCCTTGCTTACCCTTGCCTTAAAAATATCCGGTACTGTATCGACTGTATAACCGCTGATAGCTATTGCATCGTTTACTATATCGGTACAACGTGAGAGGAGCAAGGAAAGCTCCTCGTCTGTACCGTCAAATGAACCGCACCATGTATTTTTATAGAAGTTGATCATTATGATTTTGATACCGCAATAGTATAGGTATTTTCGGAAGAACCGTTTGTAATCTTAATTATTACTGTATTTTCACCGCTTGCCCATGTTGCAGAACCACCGTTATCAACAGCAGTTTCACCGACCTTGATTTCAACAACCGCGTTTGAATCAGACGGAACTGCTGTAATAGTGTTAGTTGCATTAGATGTTGATGCAGTGTAGGCAGTTGTATCTTTATTAAAAGCAGGGGAAAGATTAAGCGAACCAATAGAAAGGCTTGATAGTGTAGTATCAGGAGTTGTTTCAGCAGCAGGAACGACAGCGGCAAAAGCATTTTCCTTAACACAAAGATACCCTACACGCATAGTAGCCTTGATAGCAACCATATCCTGTTCAGCAAGAGAAATAGGTTTACCGTCTGCATCAAGAGTATTTTGAAGGGTTGCTTCTTTGAGTATCTCAAATTCAATGCCCTGTTTCATACCAAAAAGTGAGTACTTCCACTCTCCGCCGATAATGACAGCCTTTTCTTTATCCCATGCTCCGTTGCGTACAAACTCAATAGGCTGAGAGTAGAATTCTTTTTGATTTGTACCCTCAATGAAAAGAGATGCGCCGTTATTATCTCTGAGTTTTCTCAAAGTGCCCTTAACGCCAATAGTGGCGGTAAAGCCGTTAACGTCAAATCCATTTTCCTCAACAGTTGACATAAGATCTGAAACGTCAATGTCAATTTTGTCTGTTGCGGAAATCGTATTGCCGGCATCTGAAATTTTACCGAAAAGAGATGTCTCAAACGGGGAATCAGTACCGAAAATACAAGCGGCGTCAATTGTCTTATAAAACGCTTCTGAAATACTTGGGCGCAGTTCTGAAAATACGTCAATAGTAGTATCTTCAAGTTTTTCCTTTGTTACCGGAATGATAACAGCCAGCTTTTTGGCAATTAACTTTGGATAAATCCATGTTGCGCCGGAAGTCTTGATACGTTCGCCTTCACCCACCCAGTAAGCTCCTGCGCCGGAAGTCATTACCGGAACCTTCTTCTCGTTTGTTTTCATTTCCTCTGCTTTTGAAAGTCTGATAATACTTGAACCTCTTGCAACGTCCTTAATTATTTCGCTTGAAATTTCTTCCGGAATAAAACCGGAAAGTTCGTCTTTTAAGTATGACATAAAAATTTACCTCCTTATTTTCTTTTAACCTGTTCAGCTCTGATAATGTCTATAGCTTTTGCAGAAGATACAGGGGGAGTATTACCTCCTGTTCTGACTCCTGTTGTAATACCCGGTTTTGACGATTCAGTAAATGCAGGGTATTTTTTGATAATTTCATCAATAGCCTGTTCGGCTGTGACCTTGTCTGTGATTTTGGTTTTAGCAAGAGCAATAACATCTCCCAAAGCTTCAGAGGAAACACCTTTTGACATAGCCGTTAATTTCAGTTCTGCCGCCGCTGCTCTTTCCTCCGCTGCAAGTCGTGCTTTTTCAGCTTTGCCGATTGCCGCCGCCTGTTTTTCTGCATCGGATTTCTGGGATTCCTGCCACTTGCGGAATTCGGCAAGTTCCTCAGATGAAAGCGTATTGTCTTTTTCATCGGCTTTTTGCGGCTCTTTATTGGATTCTGTATTTTGTGCAGGGGTAGTAGGTTTAGGATCACCTCCACCGGTTGAAGCCCCGGCAGGCTCCGTATTAGTAGGTTCGTTCGGCTGCTGCTCGTTTACGTTTGTTTCATTTTCCATAAAATTACCTCCATAAAATTTCTAAGCAGTTTTATGTCATACTTAGGACAGTGCGTGACCGCACGGAACATATCGGGCAAAATTAACTTAAATTTCAGTTAACTGCTCGATGGGTTATTTTTGATTTTGAGCATTAAAAAAGCACCTCTTTCGAGATGCTTATTAATATATTAAAATATCGTTACGCCACCTATGCCCAGTATAACCACCGCCTTTCAGGTATAAGAAAACCGCCTGCCATAACAGAGCGGTTGTTTGTCTTATATTATGCCAATGAACGGCAGTATTATTTAGGAATAGGCTTTCCAGCTTTTATATATGCTTCTTTTTCAGCAACATACTGATCGTATTTTTCCTTTTCTTCTGCAGGAGCATTATCTGCTATTCCACATAAGCCGTTATCATTAAATATTGCATATTTCCACCAAGTCGGTTCAACCATCATATTCAGTTACCACCTTTCTTATATTTCAGATATTGAGAATGAGTTAATTTTTTTATGATTAAAGACAAAGGGTTCGCATTATCTCCGTTAGCATATACATCTGCAAAGGCTTCTGCCATTGTTTCAGATGAAGTTTTACAGGCATATCGTGAAATTGCATTGACGAGTTCTTCTTTAGTTTTGCCTTTGCCATAAGCAGTTTTCTTAACATCTTTTATTGCTTGTGAAACAATTATCTTTGCTTCGGTGCAATCGTTCCACGCAAGCGTTTTTTGCCAATCATAATCATAGCTTGAATTCAGGTCTATCAATAATTGTTCAATTGCGTGTGCAGTTTCATGAACGCCTATTGAGGCTGGGGAACTGTTCTTTGCCCAAAATCCCGCGGTTGATTGACTTTTACACATTTCAGATAAATTATCTGAACTTTTAAAATATTTAGAATTAAAACAAATTTCTTTGCCGGTACAGCACATTACACCATATTTTGATGTTGTGACTTTCTGTAAGTTACGTCCCAATTCCGGATACTCAGATATTAGTGTTACCGCTCCTTGTAAAACTGATTTGCAAGTTTCAAAATTTAATTTTTTTACAGAATTATCTAATTCAATATTATATGTTTTAGACAAATAATTTTCTATATGAGAAAAATTATTGCAATCTTTTAATTTTATTATACCACTTCCACCTGATTTGTCAACAGATTTCGCCTTGATTTCCGCAATACGCTTTTTCTTATCAGACGGGGTAAATCCGACAACAGATTTTTTATAATTA